CATCACGAAAGCGCACCTTGTCGAGCTTGATCGTCTCGCCCTTCCAGTCCAGCTGGATCTGCCATGGCTCGACCAGCTTCTCGCAGACTTCCTTGGTGGTCGGCTGCATCATGTTGGTGGTCGGATGCTGGTGCGAACTGTCGATCAACCGTTTGGTCTTGCCGCGTGCCGAAAGTTTGACGGTGTATTCATTCGGACCGATGTTGACGCTCATCTGCGTCCCACTCGCGCCCTTACCTTCCTTCTGGTTCTCCTCGTCGGCACCCTTCTTGCCCTTCTTGGTGCCGCTTCCCTCACGCCTGTCGACTGAACCAGTGAACGCCAACTGCCCGCCAACATAAACCGTTATCTCGGCACCGCACTTGGCCGCCGCGATCATCGGCCCGGACGACATCGCACCAGCGAAGATCGTAACGCTGAGCGAGCCGGTCATTTCATCCTTGGACCTTTGAAGCGTCATCTCAGTCCAAGTATCAAGTGCCGACCCGCCGATGCAGATAACGACGGGTGCCATCATGTCGGGGAGATACCTGCTACGAGCATGCCGAACCGCCCGTTGGCATCGACGATGTTGCGTTCCTCCAGTTCACGATGTCGCTTGGCGTCCTTGTAGATCGTATAGGCGGCGACCAGCGGGTGCACGCTGCCGGAGAAATTGACGATCACCTGACCGGGCAGACGGTACGACAGGTCGTACATCATCTTGCTGAACTCGGTCGCGTACTTCGTGATCTCCAGATACAGCGTGTTGTCGCATTCGCCGTAAGCGATCTTGGCCTCGTCGTCGAACAGCGCCATCACGATCTCGCGGGCGTTCAACGCCTCTTGAATGGTCGAGTACTTCCGCCCCATCGCCGCTTCGGCCATGCCGATGCCGGACAGGACACGATGACGGCTCACGGCAGCTTCGTCGGTCTCGACGGCATAGCCGGTCACCGGCAAATTCGGCGTAACCTTCGCCACGTTGGCCAGCTTGCGAAACACATCGAACTTGCGGTTCGCGTCGATGATGTTCTTCGTGATGATCGCGAAGCCATCGGTCATGGCGTTGTCGACGTTCTTGCCGGACAGTGCCAACCCGTCGTCGGACGCCACAGTGTGGATATTGAAAACGTCGTGCCAGTCGGTCAACGGCGAGTCCGCGACCAGCGTATGCGTTGCAACCGTGGCAGTCGCCGTCAGCAGCGACTGCGCTTTGTCGATAACGTCGACCTTCCACGGATGCGGCACAAACTGCGGCTGGTAGTCCCTCAGAAAGGACGTCTGTGACGCCGCAAACAGTCCAGTGGAGATGATCCCAAAGATCGATCCGAGAATCCCGCTGAAGCCGATGTTCGCCTCGACGAACTCCATCTCAGCAGTCGTTTCGCCCGCTGACTCCTCCAGCTTGTCCGAAACCTTAACAGAGCGGCACGCGACCATGACGGCCCCGCGCGTAGGATGAACGAGAATGCCCGGACCGGGAGATTCGCAAGCCATGAACACGGCTTGGCTGTCCCAGACATGGTTATCCTCCCTGAACACTGCCGTGAGACGGTATATGCGGATCTTGCGTCCAAGATCCGCATACGCCGTGTGCTCGCCGAAGGGAAACTCACCCTCCGCGCCTCGCCTTCCACCTTCGATATCGGCGTCAGTACAATAGAAGCCGACGCCCTTGAATGAGGCGGGGACGACATCTTTGCCGATAGCGCAGGCGGAACGAGACATTAGCCGCGAGCCTTAGCTTTGCGAACAGCCGACTTCTTCACCGGCGCGCTGGCGCGAGCGGCTGCTGACTTCGGCTTGGCGGACTTCTTTGCTTTCTTGGCGGCCATATTAACTCCTGATCATGGGGGCGCTGATCTGCCGGTGTTCGGCTTATCGCCCGTGTGGTTGACGTTGATACTCACTTGAGCAGCCGCTGCGCTGATGGCTTTGGCCGCTGCACTCCCGATGGTTTGACCGATTCCCGGCGCTGCATCGGAGAGGGCGGACGCTGCGGTGGAACCGGCTTTGGTGATAGCGGTAGCGCCGGTATTGAACACCGTAGTGAAAGTGTTGCCTGCTGTGGTCAGGCCGCTGATTGACAGCGTAATCGATTCTGAAGTCTTGGCCAGCTGCGGGATCAGCGCCGCCAGACTGTCCGGCGCGGGCGTTGCTGCGGCTGTAGTAGCTGCTGCCGCCGGTGGCGTTGCGGTCTTCGCAGCTGCGGCTGCGGCACGCTCGGTTGCCGTGGACTTTATCGGCTCCGGCGGCTTCGTCTCTTTCGCTTTCGCACGCTCCGAAGCCAGTGCGTCTGCAACAGCCTTGGCGATCAGACTGTTGACTTCCGACTGGGTCGGTATCTTGTCGTCCGGCGAGACGGCATCGACGGGCTTCTCATCCAGCACAGTCCTAAGCTTCGCAATATCTGCTCTGAGCCGTGCAATCTCTTCCGCGTCTTTTGCGAGCTTCGCGGCCATGTTCGGTGCGGGCGGAACACCAGTATCTTCCTGCACCTTCCGTTCTGCTTCCAGCGCCGAGAGACGTTCCTGCTTGCGGTTGATATCCTTTACCGCGTTGGCCTGATCCATGTCCTTCTGCGCCTGCTCCGCAGAGCGCGTAGCGAGGTAATACGTCACTTCGGCAGCCGTCAGTGCGATGCCGACACCGTTGGCAACCCGCATCAGCGTGCCGCCGACCTTCATGACCTTGCCGAGTGTACCGACGGTCCCAATCACGGTGCCGGTCGCGCCAGCTGCGGCGACAGCACCGCCGCCGACCACAGCGGCTGCGCGCGTCAGCGCGCTAGCGGCCCGGATCAGCATGCCGAACGGGGTCAGCACCGCCGCCGCGACGGCGACACCAATAGCGGTGGCAATGGCCCCGGACATCAACGGGTTCTGGTCGACGAAACTCGTCATGCCGCGCAGAATGTTGGCGAGACCAATCGATTCCGCCGCCAGCTTGCCGAGATCGCCAGCCGCGTCGGACACCGCAGTGCCAAGATTGGACGCTTGCACCGCCCAACGCTCTTCCATCAACCGGTTGACCTCATCCGGTCCCGGTGCCACTCCGGCCTGCGCAAGTCCTGCTTTGGCTATCGCCCCGCCAAGAATGGAATCGAGAATGCCTTGTAGCGCCGTGCCTCTGGCACCAGCGAGCGCACGATTGATGTAATCCGTGACCGCAGTCGCTTCACCTTCTTTGTATTTGCCCTCTGCGTCAGCGATGGCTTTAGCCTTATCAGCTTTTGTCGCACCCTTCGGCAACGCTGCAACGGCCTGCTTGACCAGCATGTCCTTGGCGCGTTTTTGCACCTCCGGGCTTTGCATGGCCTGTCGCCACCAATCACTCGGCCTCTCACCAAGCTTGATGGCTTCGCCAGTCTCCGGGTCGGTAAACTCGACCGGAATGCCTGTGCCAGCAATCACCTTATTGGATTTCGGATTGCGCTTCGCCGTGCCGGGAATGAACAGACCGAGATCTTCGATAGCAGTGTTCAGTTTGCCGACATCGGTAACGCCCAAACCAGTCTTGTACATCTGGTAGGCTTCGTTCGCTGCGCGCTGACCTTTGCTGCTGACGTTGAAAAGAATCTCCGCGATCTGCATCGGTGTCGCGGTATAGCCCAACGACTTGATCGCGGCGGCAGCGGTCTTCATCTGACCCATGGTCAGATCAGGTGCGCCGATCTGCGCCAACCGAATGCCTTCGGCGACACGTTTGTAATCTGCGCTCAGTTGCAGACGACCCTGCGCATCTTTTTCAAACATGTTCTGGGTGGTGATGCCCAGCGTCTGGACGTACTTTTTCAGTTCCTCCTGTGATTCAGCCTGCGACAGGTTCGGGTTACGGGCGTACATGCCCGGCACGACGTTCTTGTACAACTCGCGCGCCAGCAGATCGGCGCGCTCCGCCCGTTCAATTTCGCCTGCCTTGGACTTCGGATCCACGCCTTCCGAGACGCCGACGTCGCCCAAGAACGATGCCCGCGCCAGATTGAACTGGTCTTTCTTGTAGCGAAGAGCGCCTTTGTACTGGCCGCTATCCTTGGCGGCCTTGTCGGCTGCATCGAACACCGCACGCTGCGTTGCGGACGTCTGCGTATCGACCGCCAGTTCGGCACGGTCGCGCGCGTTCGCCGCCTCCGCCACCGCACGCAATGCCTTGGCCGCCGCGTAGCCCGCCAGCGCGACAAGACCGAAGCTCTCGTTGAGACGACGGCGTCCGGCGATATCCACCGCCGCCAGTGTGCGGACCGGCGGCGCGCGGGTTAGCCGGGCCGCCACCGCCACCGGCATGCTGAGTCCGAACGGTGATCGGCCGGGACGCCTGCTGGCGGAGACGCGCGATCTGGGCGTTCGCCGCGCTGAGACCGCTGGCGTTGACCTTGACCGTGGCCGTCATCGACCGGAGCTTGCGGACTTCCGCGTTCAGTTTGCGGATGTCGGCCGTGGCCTTGGCAAGGCCAGCAGCGTTGACTTTGATGTTGACGCTGAAACTCTTCAGCGATTTCGCGGTCGCAAATAGCTTCTTCAACTCCGCATTGATCTTGCGGAGTTGTGCCGAAGACTTATCGACTACCTTGAGAGTAGCCTGCTCCGTGAAGCTAGCCATTTAGGGTTTGCCCCCCGCAAGGATGATCCGGTTCTTCATTTCCTGATTGTGCACCTTGGAGAAATGACTGATGCGCAGCGTCAGCTGCTTGATCGAGAGCATTCTAATGTCGCCAGCCGAAGCGGAGTAGTATCGGTACTGCTCCACTCGCTCGGCTACTCGTCCGGCGACCCTAGAAAACGCGGCAGGACATCGCGCGAGATCAACACACCGTCGGTTACCGATATCGTGTTGATTGCCCACGATGGCAGCTGAGACAGGCTTGTACCAAGCGGCTTGGCAATGGTTGAGATCATGGTCAGCGTCTGCTGGATGGCCATATCGACCGCGATCACGTCTTCAATGTCGCCGTAGGTGCTGGCGTGGAATTCCAGTTCCTTGATGAAGCCCTTGCCTGCACCAAGCGGGATCGGCGAGCCGAGTTCGTAGACGATGGCTTTGTCGATGCCGTCGCCATCGCGGAT